ACTCTGATCACCATGCCCGACTTCGTTCTCAAACTCGGAAGTTTCCAGTTCAAGGATTTGGAAGTACCCGAAAGCATCCCGTTTGGAGGGACGCAGAAACTTGCCATGCATGACTTGGTGGGTGGCACGCGTGTGATCGATTCGATGGGGGCATTCTGCGGCCCAGTCGAATGGTCCGGGTGGCTCCTCGGCAAGGATGCGTTGGCGCGCGCGCGCCAGTTGGACGACATGCGCGAACGCGGCGCCTCGTTGTTGCTGCAGTGGTCCGAAATCTACTACGCCGTCGTCATTCGCGACTTTCGAGCGGATTTTCAACGCGCCTACAAGATCCCGTACAAGATCACCTGCGAAGTGGCGAGCGATCTGTCGAAATTTGCAGGCAGTGATGCAGACCAGAGCATCGATGGCCAGATCAAGAGCGATGCCGCGGCCGTGACGGACATGGGCAGCGCGATTGGCGACGGCACGTTGTCTGGCCTGATCGATTCGGCCAATTCAGCGATCGACACCGTAGCGAGTTTTGCCAACGCGGCGCAGTCAACCCTGAGCAGCGTTCTGCAGCAAGTAACGGCGGTGCGTGATCGCGCTCAAGCCCTGATCGCATCAGCCAACACCACGCTGAAACAGGTCACGACGCTGGGCGGCATCTTGCCGAATAACCCCGTATCGCAGCAAGTGGAAAAGTTGGCTGGCCAAGTGACTTCCGCATTGAACCTTCCGGTGCTGGTTCAGCTTGACCGCGTTGCCGGCCGAATGCAGAAGAACGTCGAGTCGGTCTACAAGAGCGCCAAGCACGTGGTGACGGTCGGTGGCGATCTGATGAAGATGGCAGCCAAGGAATATAACGACGCAATGGCTTGGACCAGCTTGGCCAGGGCCAACCCCGAGCTCTTGTGGGACCCGCTGGTGCAAGGTGTAAAAACCCTGATCGTGCCACCCAACAAGGACCGTGCCGGCGGCTTGCCAAAGCCCTAGCGAGCCGCTTTCATCAACCAGACAGCCCCGCAACGCGGGGCTTTTTTCTTATGAGCCTGAACAAGCTACCCGTGATACCCGGTGTACGGCAGCCGCGATCGATCGTAAAGGTGGGCGGCGAGCGCATTCCGGCGTGTGTGAGTTGGTCGGTCCTGAGCAATTCGTACGAGCAGGCGGACACGTTCCTGGTCACTCTCGCAACGGCTGTCTTGCCGCCAGATCGCGACGCGAACTGGTTCTCCAGTCAGCTTGAATTGCTGGTCGAGATCTTTGCTGGCTTTCCGTCGAATCCTAGCCAGTACGACGAGGCCGATCTTGAAAGTCTGATCTATGGCCGTGTGGACAGCGTTGAACTGGATCCGGTTTCGGCTCAACTCACGCTGAGCGGCCGGGATCTGACGGCGCTGTTTATCGATGAGAAGGTGACGTTGCAGTTCCAGAACCTGACAGCCTCAAGCGTGGCAGCAAAGCTGGCAGCCAAGCATGGTTTGCAAGTTGCGGGTCCGGTCACCAAGCAGAGCATCGGTAAAGCCTACGCACGTGACAACGTAAGCCTGACGCATCAGCAAACCGAGTGGGATTTGCTGGCCGCGCTCGCTCGGGCTGAAGGGTTTATCTGTTACGTGACTGGCAAGACGCTGCACTTCGAACCGCGTCCTGCGCCCGCAGCCGAACCGTACGAGCTGCGCTGGGGGCGCGATGAGAGGGGCAACGCGGAAGCAAACATGGCAACCCTGCAGCTTTCGCGCGATCTGACGGTTGCAAAAGGCGTCACGGTCGAAGCGCGCTCATGGAATGCGAAGCAGGGTAAGCGATTCTTCGCCCGCTACACCAATGCGTCAGGTGGCGATCAGGGCCAGAAGCCGACGCATACCGTCGAGCGCAACGGACTCGATCAGGCCGGAGTCAAGCGCCTGGCCAAGCAGAAGTACGACGAAGTCGCACAGCACGAAATGAAGCTACGCGCCCGCCTGCCTGCAGATCAAATCCTCACGCCCACCGACACGCTCCGGCTGACAGGTACGGGCACCGGTTTCGATCAGGACTACCTCATCGACAGCATCACACGCAGCATGAGCCTGAGCGAGGGCTATGTGATGGACATATCGGCCAAGAACATCAACAAGGGAACGAGCACATGATCCAACAGCTTCGCAACCAGATGGTGCTCGCCGCGATGATGGCGCAGTCGAATCGCGCAGAGAACCGCATGGGCATCGTCACCAGCTACGACCCCGGGACGGCCTCTGCGCGGGTACGCCTCCAACCTGAAGACCCCGCCGACCCAGCGCGCTCGCTGACAGGCTGGATGCCCGTTGCCTCTGCCTGGGTCGGCAATGGCTGGGGCATCGATGCGCCGGTCAGCCCGGGTGATCAGGTGGAGGTGCAGTTCCTGGGCGGCGACATCGAGAACGGCTACATCTGCGCGCGTTTGTTCAGCGATCAGGCGCGGCCGACCGGTGCGCAGTCGGGCGAGTTCTTCCTGACGCACGCGTCGGGCTCCAAGCTGCAATTCCACAACGACGGCACGGTCACGCTCATCAGCGCGGGCACGCTCAGCAGCCAGGCGCCGCAGTGGAATCACAAGGGCCCAGTGCAAATCGACGGCGCGTTGCTGGTCACGCAAACCATCACCGGACAAGCCGGCATGGCGGTGTCGGGCAACAACGGCACCGGCAACTCGATGAGTATCAGCGGCAATACGCAGTTCAGCGGTCAGGTTTCGGCGAATGGCCACCGGATCGACGACACACACCGCCATACGGGCGTGCAGTCCGGGTCCAGCACCACAGGGAGCGTGGCATGACGCAGCAACTTCTGAACGACGCGAGCCACTGGGTGGGCGGCGACATCACGGTGTCGCCCACCGGCGACCTGGGCCTGGCCAGTGCTGACCTGCGTACGCAGCAACGCATCGTGCGGCGCCTCGTCACCAACCCTGGCGACTACATCTTCCACACCGACTACGGCGCGGGCCTGCCGCAGAAGATCGGCGAAACGCTCGACGTGCCGGCGCTGCGCGGGCTGATCCGCTCGCAAATCCTGCAAGAAGCTGGCGTTGCGCAAGATCCCGAGCCGCAGGTGGATGTCGCGGCCATCACCGGTGGTGTGAGCGTGCGCGTTCTGTACAGCAGCGCGGTCACACGTGAGCCGGTGTCCCTTCAATTCAATGTGAGCAAGTGATATGTCCATTCAGACGCAAGACTGGGTGACGCTCGTGCGCAACCAGGTGGCGGCCATCCAGGGCTACGCCAAGGTGCTGGTCGACCTGACCGTCGGATCGGTGCTGCGCGCCGTCGTTGAGGCCAATGCGGCGGTCACGGTGTGGCTGCAAGGGTTGATCCTGCAGGTGCTGGCGATTACCCGGGCGGCAACCTCGAGCGGCGCCGATCTCGATACGTGGATGGCCGATTTCGGCTTGACACGCTTGGCCGCTGTGCCGGCCACGGGCAGCGTCACGTTCTCGCGCTTCACGGTCACGCAGCAGGTGCTGGTACCGCTGACAGCCGTGGTGCAGACCGGCGATGGCACGCAGCAGTTCAACGTGGTGGTCGATACGACCAGTCCCGCCTATAGCGCCGCACTTGGGGGCTATGTGATCGCAGCCGGCACGGCCAGCGCGAGCGTGCCAGTGCAAGCGGTCACGCCAGGCGTGGCGGGCAACGCGGTGGCGGGTGCGGTGTCCACCATCGTAGGTGCGATCTCCGGTGTGGATACGGTGAGCAATGCCGCGGCCTTCGTCAACGGAGCGGATGCGGAGCCCGATACCGCATTCCGTTCGCGCTTCATCGCCTATGTTGCGAGTCTGTCGAAGGCCACCAGGACGGCCATCGGCTCCGCCATCGCCAGCGTCAAGCAGGGGCTGACGTATGTGATCCTGGAGAACCAGACCTATGCCGGCTTGCCGCAGAACGGCACGTTCATCGTGATTGTGGATGACGGCACGGGCTCGCCCACGTCAACGCTGCTTGCCAGCGTGAGCAACGCCGTGGATGCCGTGCGCCCGGTGACGAGCACGTTCTATGTGTACGGGCCTGTCGTCGTTAACGCCACGGTCTCCATGAGCATCACCACGGCTGCGGGCTACACGCACCAGGCCGTCGCGCTGCAAGTGCAGGCGGCCTTGCTGAGCTACATCAACAGCTTGCCGCTGGGCACAGCTTTGACGTATTCGCGGCTGGCGCAGGTGGCGTATGACGCGTCGCCTGCAGTTACCAACGTCACGGGCACATTGCTCAACGGCAGCACAGCGGATTTGCCGGCCACCAGCCTGCAGGTCATCAAAGCCACAACCAACTCCATCACGGTGACGTAATGGCAACCGGTGACCAACAAGACATCTTCACGCGCATACGCGGGTATCTACCGCGCTGGTTTGGTGATGTGGCGCAGTCGCCCATCCTCAACGGGCTGCTGCAGGGCCTCGCATACAGCGGCGCCTATGTCTACGACCTGTATGCCTATGCGAGGCAGCAGACGCGCATTCTGACCGCCACCGATGGCTGGCTCGACATGATTGCGGTCGACTTCTTTGGCCTGTCGATCCGGCGCAGGACCGGGCAATCCGACGCATCGTTTCGTGCAAACATCGTCGCCAACCTGTTTCGTGAACGCGGCACGCGCGGCGCCATCATTCGCGTGCTGACCGACCTGACCGGACGTGCCCCGACAATCATCGAACCAAGCCGCCCCGCGGACTGCGGCGCCTACGATGCGCCGAACAGCGGCTACGGCATGGCCGGCGCTTACGGGCAGGTCTCGCTGACGTATCAGGCGTTTGTGCAGGCATATCGCCCGCTCGGCAGCGGCATCCCGAACGTGGCCGGCTACAGCATCGTCACCACGGGCTACAGCGCGCCGTCGCAAGGCGAATACGTTGACGCGTCGATGAGCAGCAACACCGTGTCCGACGCTGACATCTACGCCGCGATCGAATCGGTACGGCCAGCGGCCTCGATCATCTGGACGCGCATCAGCTCCTAGGTGCGCACACACGCCTTCCTAACCACCGACAGCCCGGCACTACGCCGGGTTTTTTCTTTTGGAGAACAGTCTTGGATCGTCAGATTGTCTACAGCGGCCAGGTGCCGCAAACCACGGACCTGCTGAACACGAACCGGCAGACCATGATCGCGCTGGCAAAGCTCTGCGCTGATCTGTTCGGCACATCCACCGTCATCTCGGGCCTGGGCTGCGTGCCCACCACGCCCGCATCGATGAGCGTGGCCGTCAACCCGGGGCAGATCTACCAGCTCGCCAATGTGGACGGCACGCCGTACAGCGCACTGCCGCAAGATACTGCGCATAGCCTGCTGAAGCAGGGCATCTTGATGGACGCGCAGTCCTTCGTCCTCGCGGCGCCGGCCACGTCGGGCTATAGCCAGAACTACCTGATCCAGGCGGCCTACCTTGAGAGCGACGTCAACAACGTCGTGCTGCCGTACTACAACAGCGCGAATCCGTCGCAAGCGTTCAACGGGCCGGGCGGCAGTGGCAATGCGCAGCCGACGACGCGGGCGGGGCAGGTGTCGTTGCAACTCGTGGCCGGCACCGCTGCATCTACGGGCACGCAGACCACGCCGGCTGTAACCGCGGGCTACGTAGGGTTGGCCGTCATCACGGTCGCCAACGGGCAGAGCACGATTACCAACGCCAGCATCGCCCCGTATCCCAACGTGCCGACGGCACCAACGGGTGGCTTTCTGGCGGCCATCGGCGAGCGCTATTCCAGCATCCAGAACGTCGCCACATCGAGCACGCTTACCACGGCGGCGCTTGGCGCACTGGTCAACGTCACGGCCACCGGCCAGACCATGACGCTGCCGCCCGCAGCCAGCTGCCCGAACGGCACGAGCATCTGCGTGACCTATATGCAGGCCAGCGGCTCGACCACCGTCACGCGCAATGGTGCCGATACGCTCGCGTTCGGCCAGGGCAGCAGCGCCAACAGCCTCACGCTGAATCCCGGTGAGGCTGTGCAGTTTGTGTCGAACGGGGTGAATGGGTGGGTGAGTGCAGGGCAGACATTGACGACGGGGGTAACGCCGGCGCAGTTTGATAGCAGTGGGAAGTTGGCTACGACAGCGTTTGTGCAGCAAGCGCTGGGGAGCTTCTCCGGAGACCGCGGCGTTGCCGCGACGGGCGTTTTGACGCTGACGCCGGCCGATGTAGGTAAGCGTATCGAGCTTGGTGCGGGTGCGATTGCGACACTTCCACTGTGTTCCAGCATCCCCAAGGGGGCAGTGATCTTTGTTTCCGCCAGTCCGGCGGTCACGAATGCGGTGATTCAACGTCAAGGTTCTAATGACACTATTGCGTTCAATAACTCCGGCGCCTATACGAGCTATACCCTTGGCGCCGGTTGCGATGTTCTGCTTGTGAACGATGGAGGTATTTGGCGGGGCCACCTTGGGACTGAGACGCTGCGGACGTCGAATCTCTTTTCGAACTCATTGCAGTCAAGCGGTTACCAGAAGTTGCCAAGTGGTTTGATTATCCAATGGGGGTATGCGAATGGCTCTGCATCCACGGACATAACCGTGACGATGCCGATCGCTTTCCCGAACAAGTTTGCATCCGTCGCATTTGCGGGCGATTACACAGTTGGCAGCGGCTTAGTCGCAGCCGTGGCCTGTTGGATCAATGGGCCATCAAGTTTTACAAGCCGGTCGACCGTTTCGGTTTCGACTCATTGGATCGCAATTGGATACTGAAAACATGACCCGCAAATTCGCAGCATACGACTCCCAAGGCCACATCACCGCCTACTACGACAACATCGACAGCCCCGTCCCCGATGGCATGACCAATGTCATCGAAATCACGCAAGACGAATGGCTCGCTTGTATCAACCACCCTGGCTACACAGTGGTGAACGGTGCATTGGTCGCACCATTGCCGCCGACGAATGAGGAACTGCTGGCGCAAGCGAAAGCGTTGCAAACCACCAAAGCCAGCACCGCCTGCGCCTCGGCCCTCACCACCGGCTTCACCTCATCCGCCCTCGGCACACCCCACACCTACCCATCCCAAGACGACGACCAACGCAACCTCCAAAGCGCCGTCAGCGCCTCGGCTGTCGCACCGTCAAACTTGACAACACCCATCTGGTGCGCCAACAACGATGCCTGGTCCTTCACCGCGCACACTGCCGCACAAATCCAGCAAGTCAACGCCGACTGGCTGGCCCACCGCGTCGCCGCGCAGCAGAAGTACGCCGACCTGATCGCCAGGATCAACGCCGCAACCAGTATTGAAGAGGTGCAAGCCATCGACTGGTAAGCACCGCCATCCCAGCAACACAGCCCGCCTTCGCGCGGGCTTTTTCATTTCCGGGGGAACCATGTCTGAACCCATCAGCGGCAGCGCCGTTGCGGGGGTGGCGGGCGCTGCTGCCTTCAAGGCGCTTGGCGGGTTCGCGGCCGTGGCTTTTGCTGCGACTGTGCTCGCCACCATTGTCGTCATGGTGATGACGTTGCCTCGCGCCCGCGGAGAGTGGGCCGTTGCGCTTATCTCCACCGTCATCGCCAGTGTGGGCGGCGGCGCCACCGTCATCCAGTACTTCGGGGTAGCGCATTGGATCGGCTCGGCCAACGGTGCCATGGCACTCGGCGGCATCTATTTCGTTTGCGGCCTGCCCGGCTGGGCGTTCGTGCGCTGGGTCTTCAACTTCATCAACAAGCGGCGCGATGCCGACCTCGCCGAGGTCGTCGACGACGTGCGCGAATCCCTGCACAAGGCAAACCATGGCTGAACCGCTTCTCACCGCGGCGCAACTGCGTGCCGTCATGCCCAGCGCCGGCGGGCGGGCCGATGTGTTCGCCCCCATTCTTGCCGACGTGTTGCTGTTCCGGCAGATCAACACGCCCGCACGCATTGCCGCGTTTCTTGCGCAGGTCGGGCACGAATCCGGGCAACTGCGCTACGTGCGCGAGCTGTGGGGTCCCACGTTTGCGCAACGCGGCTACGAAGGGCGTGCCGACCTCGGCAATACGCAACCCGGCGACGGCAAGCGCTTTCTTGGTCGCGGCCTTATCCAGATCACGGGCCGCGCCAACTACCGTGCGTGCGGCATTGCGTTGGGCCTCGATCTCGAAGCGCAGCCCGAGCTGCTCGAGACACCCGCGCACGCCACGGCATCGGCCGCGTGGTTCTGGCTGAACAACGGGCTCAACCGCTTTGCCGATCAGGACAGCGACGCCGCCTTCGCGCAACTGACGCGCCGCGTCAATGGCGGCACGAATGGCCTGGATGATCGGCGCGCGCTGTGGTTGCGCGCCCGCGCTGTGTTGACTGGAGGGGCTGCGTGATGAGTCTGCTCGACCTGCGCTTCTGGGCCGGCGCCTTCCTGGCGCTGGTGCTCACCTTTGGCCTCGGCTATGGGGCTGGCGATCTGCATCGGCTTCAGGTCGAGCGATCCCACGCGTTGCAAGCCAAGGTGGCCGCCGCGCAAACAGAAACCCGCCAGGCCAACGTCAGCGCCCAGGTGACTGATCAAGCCGCCCAGGCTCAGACGCGCATCCAAACCGTCTTCCGAGACCGCATCCTTTACCGAGACCGTGAGGTACCCCATGAAATCGTTGTGCATGACGATGCTGTTTGCCGCATCCCTGGTCGCTTTGTCGGCATGTGGAACACCGCCAACCGGGCCGAGCTTCCCAGCACCGCCGGCCTCCTTGATGAAACCGCCAGTGGCGTTGTCCTCTCTGACGTTGAAGCCCAGCACGAGCGCGAGGCCGAAGCTTTCCACAGCAACGCCCAGCAACTGAAAGACTTGCAGGACTGGGTGAGTCAGCAGCAGGAGGCTGCGAAGCCTCAATAGACGCAGATATTGGCTTTGCCTCGCCCGGTGACGCTCAATCAATGATGTCGGCGCAGGCGTCAGTGGGCGCGGCCGCCACATGCCCCACCAGCGGCACCATCTTCAGGCCCGCAGATGCCACGCGGCACGGCGCGGCCACCACGCCGCAGCCGGAAAGAAGTGCAGCACCAAGCAGGGACACAGCGAGCAGAAGGTGTTTCATCGTGGATGGGTTTGAAAGCGAATGCCGGGCAGTGTGACACAGAGTCTTTCGCCAACCTGTGCGCGTTTGTATCGGGAAATGACAATCTGTGTGGGTCTCAACACCATGACGCGATGCGTCAGAGCGCAACAATAAAACTCGTTCGAAAGCCGCACAACGCTGACTTTGGGTGAAAAAGTCACATTCTGACTTTGCGCAAATTAACCCGCCAGCCTTTGCTGCAGGCCGCAAAACCAATGTTGATGCGGGTTTTCCCGCAATTTCACATATCGCAACAATAAATTGTCTGTCGCGACATTTATTGTCTGAACAGGCTCGCCTACGATGACTCCATCGAATGCGGCGCCGCAGCGAAAAAGAAGATCCGGGAAATGCCCGGATCACCTGCCCGACGCGCTGCGCCCATCTGGAGAAGACATCATGAAAGCCCAACGTACCCTGATTGCTGCCCTGATCGCCCTGGCAACTGTGCCGGCCCTGGCAGCAGCCAAGTTTGACGTGTACGCGCAAGGTGCTGCGCAAGTCAGCCAACGTTTCGACGTGTACTCGGACGGCGCCAAGGTTGGCGACAAGTTTGATTCGTACACCCAAGGCGCCAAGGCTGGCGATAAGTTCGATCCGTACACCCAAGGCGCCAAGGCTGGCAGCAAGTTCGACCCGTACACCGAAGGCGCACTGGCCCGTGCCGGCAAGTTCGATACCTATACCGAAGGCGCCAAGGTTGGCAGCAAGTTCGATCCGTACACCGAAGGCGCGCTGGCCCGTGCCGGTAAGTTCGATACCTATACCGAAGGCGCCAAGGCTGGCAGCAAGTTTGATCCGTACACCGAAGGCGCACTGGCCTGAGCCTGGTTTCTCCCGAAAAGACGCCCGCGCACCGCGGGCGTTTTTGTTTGTGTCACCGGGGAGCGCGATGATTTCGAACCGAGTCGCCATTGCGGCGTCTCACTCTCATCGCAACCAGGAAGCCATGATGATCCGTTTCCGTCGTCCGACCCGCTCCCTTCTGTGCCTTACGCTGGCCTCGGCCGCCATGCTGGCTGGCTG